TATATATTCACTAAGTCAGTTTGTTTCAGACTATTTGAATCTTTTTATCTATTATTGCAGTTATATCATTCTCACGTAAGCTAAATACAGTTTTGCCATCATATTTAAATTCAGTACCTGCTAAATCGTGGAAAAGAACCTTTATTCCAATTTGATATTCTTTATCTTCTACACCATCACCTACACCAATGATAGTTCCTGAATATGGAGGAGCATACATGCCATCTTGTTTTATTAGAATTATACTACCTTTATGGTCTGGTTGTTGGTCTTTATCTATAAAAATTCTATTCCCTAGAGGTTTTAACATATTATTTTAAATTTAATTAGTGTAAAGCTGAAACAAACTCCACATGTTGCAATATAATTTTTAACTATTGAATTGAAGAATAGTATCTAGTTGCTAGTTGTTTGCTTTTAATGCTTTAAGTAAACAATGATTCATCTTATTTGATTATTTAGAATAAAGTAATTATTAGCTAATTTCATTATCAGATCTGTTCTTTAAAAATTCAGCTATTTTATTTCGTTATTATTTTTATCTTTTCAATATAGAATTCTAGCTTGTCGTATCTTTTCTTTATGCTCATCTGTCATTTTTCTATCTAGGCCTGCTTTTGATATCTTTAACTTTGTTTCTGTTAATTTCTTATCTGCTATTGCTTTACCATATTTACTAACCCATATATCATAAGCACTCCTACCGTACATTGCGTTATTTGAACCAGAGCTTCGATCTGACATCTTAGCTTTAGTTTCATCAGTATGTTTATATCCTCTTAATGACTCTGAAATTTTTCTTTTAGTTTCTTTATGCAATGATGTACCGGTTCTACTCTCAGCCTGACCACCTTCATTTAAGTTATAACCAATATTTCTATCAGTTGAGTTATATTCCTTAATCAAAAATATTTCAGCTTCATCTAACTCCCTTTGCGTATTAACCTCTAGTAAGATATCTTTTTTAAAATTTTCTTTACCATACTTTTTAATAGCTTTATGGAGTAAGACACCAGAACCTATATAAGATTCTTTATTATGTATAGTTTGGCCTATGTAAATTTTGCTATTGATTAAATTAGTAGTTAAGTATATGAACATATTATAGTTGTATTTAATTATATATTCGTTTTAGTCCTTTTTTAATGTAGAAGTCACTATATTTTCTGAATTCGCTTTTAATGCCCTTAAAATAAAATATGCGTCGAAAATATCATCAAGCGGCTTAGGTATCTTTTCACTAAAGTCCTTTCCTTGAGTCCATTTCCAAAGTTTAGTTGATCTTAAGTTCTTATCATTAAGGACATCATCTTGGAATGCTTTAGCCATATAATGTTTGTTTGCATTTCCTTTACCTGCTAATTTCTTTACATGAGATGGTTGAAACACAGATAGATTCTCTATAGAGTACTTATCTATTAGTTCCTTTCTTAAAAATGTATTGTATTGGATAATGTCTATAAATGAATTCCCTTTGGATCCATACGAGAAACCTTCTAGTGCAACTGATACTTCATCACCTTCGAATAGTGTAGAAAAAATGTTAACCATTAATGAGCTAATATTACCAGCATCTTCTAATTTCTGTCGCTCCCTGGGTAAAAACTCTTTGCTTGTTACATCTCTATTATATGGAAATCCTAGCATTGCAGAATCATCCATTAGTTCTTTATGTACACTAAACGATTTTGGTATCTTTCTACCTTCCTCATCCCATATACGATTCCCATAATTAAAAAAAGTTATGAAGTGGTATTTCCCATCAGCAGTTTCAACACATACACCAGGGCTATTGAGTGAAAAGTCAATTCCTATATTAATCATATTGTTTATATTCTCTTACCAAGTACTGCGCCTAAGGCAGCACCAACAAGACGTGAAGTCATTAAATCATATAAAGCACCCTTTTCAATACCTAGGACTCTGGCAATTGCTTTACCCATAGTTTTACCTAAAGCAAAACCAGTAAGACCACCAAATATACTTCCCAAGATACCTTCATTTATTATTTCTTCTACTACAGCTTCTAAATCTTTACCATTTTTATGTTCTTCCATAATTCTATCAACTGCAATATCAATCGCGGCATCCTGTTCTTCTGTTAAAGTATGGGATTCATTTAGTAAGTTTTGTATATCTACACCACCATCGTGAGATTCTGTTAAATAGTCTTTAAAGGTTTTCATGTTGAGTTCTTTATTTGTTTATATATTAGGCAACGTTAACTACGACATCTAAGATGTTATACGTGAATTCTAAATCAAAAGTTTGAAATTCAACTGTATTACTCGAGAAGTTTAAATCTAATGCACCAATACTTTTTATAAACATGTCCTTCAGTTGGATTGTTACAAATACATTACCTTCAGCATCTAACATCTGTACACCTACCCCTTCTGGTAAATATGGGTCTTTGCCACTTAGCTTATAGTAGTAATTAAACATTTCAATAGCCATCCAATAATTAACATAACCATCAAATGCCTGCATTGTAACAGTTAGAGATTTATCAAATAGTTGCTGTGTAGGTATACTTGACCTAAATGATCGTGTATTACCTAAGTAGTCTGTTTGTGTTACTGGATCAAAAGATGGGCCAGGTAAATTAATAGACTGTATTCCATAGTTCCAATAATCAATAGGTTCTTTGATCAATCCACCTGGGATTCTTGTAAGAAATGGTTTATATTTCTCAGCAATATCCTTAGGAATAAAATTCCTTGGGAAGTCAAATTTAAATTGGTTATTTCTAGCGCTTAATATCATAGAGTAAATTTCTGTAAATTTCCAGCAGCAACTTTATAAAATGCCTTACCGTTACCGCCCTCAGATGTAATTCGTTTTAAAGATTTTGTTTGCTGTATGAATCTATATAGTTCTTGGTTTTTTGCTGAAGCTTCTTTTGATCTTTTATTCATTGCCGTGATCTTAGCAGATTTTGCATCTTTGGTTAATTCTGAAATTTCATCAACCATTTCATCATTACTAGACTGTAGTGCTTGTATTGTTAATGCTTGCTTTTCAATAGTAGTAATTAATAATGAGTTATCTGCTGATATTGCTGCATTCTTTTCATGAAGTCTTGCAAGTTCAATGCTATACTTTATTCGCTGTTCTTCGATCTGCGATGTTAATGTGATTCTACTAGCATCATCAAATGCTAGCCATGTCCCTTGGTATAGAATAGATTCATCTGAAATAGAACCATCATCCTCACTAACCATTTTAGTAGAGATATAAAAATTATTATTAGTTAATGCCAAAACTTTTTTGCTATCAGATTTTGTAATTCTGAATAGTACTTCCCCTTGTGATAAATCAACTTCGGCCACTTGTGTATGGTTCTTTATAACAATCTCGTCAGATGTACCAACAAAGCTCAAGAAAATATTACCAACATTACTTAAATCAATTGGGGTATCTTCACCATCAATTTCATCAAACACAGTAAATAAGAAGTAATCATCAAATGGTGATATTCTTATAGTTGCATCACCCTGTGGTAAAGCTTCTGTATTAACTGATAAGTTAACAAATTTTTGATAATATTCTTTCTGTGTAGGTGTTACAGATATATTAGTTTGTATTGCTGTCATTTAGGTTCCTTTTTTTAATTAGCAGTAGAACTAAAACCTGATGTTGGTTTTGTCTCATCTGTTATTGTTTGTATTTTAACTGGAGATACAGCAGTTTTCACCCTTAGCCTATCTCTAAATGTAGTTACATATTTTGTTTTTACTACTAACTGAGCAGTAATTTGCTCCGACGTATTCGCACCAGTATCAGTAGGTGCTGCCGTGCCTATTACTAATTGTTTACCTGTGTCATTATTAATTTGGTTGTACACATTTGCAACAGTTGGAACTACTCCCAAATTAATCTGTAGCATTTGTCTACCATACTTCTGAGTCTCAAACGAAGTTAGGCTCGCATTTTTAATTATCTGAGTTGCATCTACTTTATTATATAATCTTAGTATATAATTAATGTTAAAAGAAACTGCAGTGTTTGCATTTTTGATAATAGGCCTAAACAAAATAGGTTCATCAAAGTCTGGTCCTTTTTGTGTAAACACTTGGAAACTAGTTTGTGAAAATACTGTGCCTACTTGTTCAGTAACACTTACCTCATGAAATATTACATAATTACCACTACCTGTACTGTTCAACTGAGCAATTAAGTTTTCCATACTAGATCCAGCTACCTGGCCTGATAGCTCATAGTAATCACCGTTAGTAGATTGAATTACTTGTGCATATAAATTGTCATAAATATCTCTGTTTAATATAGAGGCAGAATTAATTTCTTGCATCTCATAGAAACTGTATGAATTTTCTACTATAGTCTGGTAAATTCCAGTAGCTCTTAGTGTAATTGGTGGTGTTCCTAAAAACCCCTGCCCTTCAGTTATCTTATAAGCTAAACCATTTGGATCTGATGCTGTAAATAAGTTATTCATATAGAACAATGACGGTACTCTCCATTCAATATAAGTAGCATATAACTTATCTGCTAATAATAAAGGATCAGGATTAAATGTTGGTGTATCTGTTGCTAGGAAGTTGATAGATGCAAGATTCAACATAACACCATCTCTCCTCGGTGCTAATGTTTCAAATACAATACCATCAAAACCTTGAAAACTAAACCCAGCAACAAAATGAACTCTAACTTTATCATATGCGACATCTAAATTCGGACTGAATGTTTGTAAAAGATTAACACTATCTGTTAACTCTGGACTATAATCATTGTATGGAATCCCTACACTTGTATCTAAAGAAACATACTGAGTCTTGTTTTTGTTATTAGAAACAGCAGAACCATCTCTATCATTACCCATTGTAGGATTGACTGTATCAGTATTAAAGAAATAAGTTCCTTTAGTATTTGCATCCCTCATAAGCTCTATCGGGTACGTAGCCGTATCGAAAGTAGTAGGTACCGATTGACTAGTATAGACATACTCTATAAGTATTTGATCCGATATTTGTATAAACCTTGATGATTCCATTATATTCTATTTATTTACCATTGTAAAAGCTTTGGACTCCAAGATACACCAATACCAAGATACGGCGTAAAATCACCAGTACCTGTTATTCCCATACCCATATTTAAACCAAAGCTAAACTGTTTTCTGTTTTTCATCTGCAAACTTCTAAACTCTTTACTTTTTCTATCAATCATTATTCCTTGTGTACTGTTAAATGTAGTTCCTGGATAGTCAGAAGTTAATTTAATAAATATTTCTTTAGTTTTCATATCTTGCGATAATGTTGCATTCAACCAAATATTTTGATTGAGGCTAACTGATGCAGTACCAAAAACTAAACTGTCTGCTAGACTATATGGCAAGCTCACTTTAATTGATCTTGAACTTTTGGGCCAGCTGCTATCAGAGTTAAAACTTAATATTGAATTAAAACTATTATCGCCTTGTGCAATAACAGTATCCTTAGTTATAACTGGAACTTCAACAATCTTTTCCTCTATTACTGTTTGATATTTGATAATAGTGATAGGTGGTCTACCCTTTTCATATTCTAAACTATCCCTAAGTTCTTCTAATGATAAACTCAATCCCTTGATTTCTCCAACAGATTCACCTCTTTCATTAACATAATTAAGAATAGTATCATTAGCAGCTACAAGGTTATTCTGGAACCTCATAACCTCACCCTTTGCAATTTCAGTTTGGTTACATTGTCTAAGAAGTAAAAACATTAACACTCCAATTCCACCCAATAAGAACATCCTTGTGTTCTTTGGGTCTGTTAGAATACCTATAATATTTTTAATAATTAATATCATCCTATATACTTAAGAAGCTTATTAGGTGTTACCTCCGCTGCTCCGTATTTTTTTGCAATTTTTTCAATAAACTTAGTCTCCTTACTTTTCATTGAATCTACTTCAACAAAAAGAGCATCCCTTTTCTTTGCTAAACTTACAATACTTTTTTGCATTAGGTCAAGAGAAAGTTGTATTTCTCTATATCTATTTACAAAACCATTTAAATCTGTTATTTCTTTCTTTGTCATTTAATTAATATTTAAAATTATTATGTCTTACGTTTGCGGTCCACTTATATTAGATATTAACATACGACCAGGATTAGCACTTGACGCAATAGGCCCGTCTACACTATCGGATACAATATGCCACCCAAGCTGCGTTTTTGTTGAGACTACATTTGGAGGTGCCAATAGCGAGGTATTTCTACCCGATTGGGTACTTTCGGTACCATCCCATACTAACTCTAGTACTCTAGTCAAACCAGTACCTCTTGTAGAATCCGAATCTGTTGTATTAAGGCTTATCTGATGATAACCTTGTGCATAACCAATGATGGTGTTATCACCAGTACGATACCAACTAGTGTAAGCACCTGTTGATTCAGGTATCTTAACTCTATATGCTGGTATGCGTAGCATTATGTCACCATAGAAACGATGGCCTACTGCAAAACCACCCTTACCTAAAGTTTGCCAAAGTGCCGCCTGGTTTTTAAACATTACGGTGAGTTTTTGACCAGGATACGATCCAACTGGGAAATCTAACTGATAAGAGTACAAATTCGTAAATGTTGTAGTACCACCTGCATTTAGTCCTAAACCAGGCCCATAATTTAAAAATATAATTGGAACATTTAAGTCTTCTGTTGTTGGCATTGCAGATGCAGTCGGGCTAGCAACCTGTGTTGTATCCCAACCCCAGTTGTATGGTGATGTAACCACACCCCCGCCAAGACTAGCAGTATATGCTGGGTTCTGATTTTGTGCTGCATTTTTACCTCTTACTCGTTTCAGTACCATTGGTGTTGCCAACCCCAGTTTACCTTTACCTAGTGTAATATACTCTTCCTGATCATTACTGCTTCTAACTGCTACTTGTAATGAATTATCCCACATGAATTTATCAGCAGGTATCGGCTCAGTTGGTCCTTCATTACCAACTACTATTTTTATTGAACCTGCATCTACACCACTAACTTGCCCACCAATCCAATTCTCCATAATCCCACCAGGTTGGTAATCATTATTACTTGCTGTTCCAGTTTGCCTGAATGTATTACCACTAGTTAAAAAATTACCCATATCATTTGATTGCTGTACCCCAGCAAATGGTTGGGTTATAGTACCAACAAGCTGTGTCTGTGCCCACGTCTGTCTTCCAACAATTCTAGTATGAGGGTTCGGCGAACCACCCCCAGCGACTGCAGTATAATCTAAAGTAATACTAGGATTTATTAACGCAGTAAGATCTGCTTGCTTACTAAGTACGATATTAGAATTAGCCCTTATTAGTATCTTACCCACATTTGAATATTGAGCTATAGCTATATTACCGGGTGTATTCAATAAAGTTTGAGCTATTGAAATACCACCACCAACACTAGTTGCAGTAATACCACCAGTTCCGGAAAACAAAACTATATTACCACCAAAACCACCGGTGAATGTGCTTAGGTTTATATTACCTGCAGCTTTTACTGCAAATTCACCAGATGCCGCATTAGCCGTTGTAGTAACAAATCTAGTAGCACCGGTCAATAGTTGGTATTTACCACTGTTTGTAGTCTGTGTACCTAATAATGTAATTAGCCCGCCCATCTCCATCGAAGTGTTTGATCCAACTGATAATGTAGATACTTTGAATTTATTATTTGTAGTTGAAGCCCCAGCCCCAACTGAAATTTCGAAGTTTGAATTTTCACCAGGAATACCATAACTTGCAACATCTTGTCCAGTAACAAACCTAATCTGTTGTCCTGCAGTATACGCCTGTGATCGGTAAATGCTATCGACCTGGAACCCTATCATCTCAGACATATTATTAGGTGTTGGTCTGTTTGTTGTCTTGGGTACACTTAGTATTAATCTATCATCAACACCAATACTAATATTACTTAAATCATAAATATCACTTTGTTCATAGAAGTCATTAGGATCTGCAGCACCACCATGAAATACTATTGATGTTCCGCTTGAATTTTTCTGGTGAATTAAAACTGAAGCAACATCGGATGATAATGCTAATTCTATTGCTGATGGTAAAAGATATGCATTTGTTAATGCTGGTGACGGAACTGGTGAAGTACTAGGATCATATATTGATGAAATACCCCCCATCATAATAGAAGGAACACCTTCATTAGTAGAATTAGCACCAGTTGTAGTTGTACCTATTTGCCCGTTATATATAGTATTCTCAAATAATATATTTGGAGCTGCACCAAATTTCAAACCAAACCCACCAGCAGGTCCTGTTGGTCCAATTGGTCCAATAAGATTAATCGTAGTCTGTGCCCAAGCAGATCCATCATATTCCCAAACCCACCCATCAAAGTCTAAGTAGAAATCTCCTGCTAGTAAATTAGGTGATACGATAATAGTATTAGGATCTGTTGCTGTTGCATTAGGATCTTCATACCATGTACTACCCTTAGGTCCTCGCCCACCTGCTGGTCCGATTGGTCCTTGGATACCTGGAGGTCCTGCCGGACCACCTCCGTTAAGTAGTAACTGGTCAAAATTAAAGTTAGTCTTATCGACAAGTTGTGAAATAGTATCCGATGCTATTATTTCTTGTATAGTGATTGGCATTTCTGTTCTATTATTTTTTAACTATAGTAACGCTGAAACCAAACGATTCAGAGAAACCTGTTCTTTTATTATATATTAGCCTTAAATCAAATGGGTTTGTATTTAAAGCTTTTGATGCTACATTATTGTTAATAGTTAAACCTGCACTAATTTTTTCGCTATCGCTTAATTCAGCAGTAGTATAATTAGAAGGTAACTTTTCTCGGCTAGCCAATGTATAAAACTCAACCTTTTCTATTTTATATAATTTTAATATATTTTCTCTAATGTACTGGTTAACATCATCATCTAAAGTTTCTAAGTCACCCCACCCATATAGCATATTAATATACTTAACAAATTGAGCTTTGATTGGACCAAACAGATGTTCCATTAATCTTTTCTGGTTAAATAAGTAAAATTCAACTGTTGCTGATGATGGTACTTTTTTGATATCTCTAGTGTTCACAACTCCTTTAGTTTTAATCACTCTTTTGTTAATAGTAACTGATGGTACTGCTTGGTGCATAAAAGTACCATTTATTAAATCAGGTTGCTTAATAGCCCCCTTAATAAAAGGATCAGGTTTAAAAGTTTCTAAAATTATAGTTTCAGGAACTTTTAAATATTTAGAACCGAAGAATGCTTTTCTTTCTGTCATTGATCGAGTTCCTATAATATATTCTATTAATGATTTATCAATACTTTTTATAAAATATGAAGGTTCCCAGTTGGAAGAAAATGCATAAACATCTTTATAGTCAATTCCTATCTCCTGTATGAGTGGGTATAAACTAGGGAATGCACTGTCTTTTGATAGTTCTAAAACACTAGATGGGTCTTGTTCATTTACCTTGTGATAGAAGAAGTTCTTTATCTGTCCAAAATTAATATCCGCACTATTGAATTGTGAATTTTTATATTTGCATAGCTCCAATACTTTTAAACGATATGCCTCATCATCAACCCCACCAGTTACATCAAAATCTATATTCATATAAGGATCTCTAAATGATAAAATCGGCAATGCATACGGTGCATAATAACCAGCATGTCTTGCAATAGGGGTTATATTCGGAGTTTTCTGTAACGATAAATCATACCCAACAATATCAGTTAAGTTGAATGTTGTTGGTTTAGCAGGATCTGGTAGAACACCTATATAAACAGATTTAAGAATATCAGATTGTGCTTTTAATTCAATATTAAAAGTTTGTGATAATGTACCATCAGTATTTCTAACTTGTTTACCTGTACTATCTATAGTCTCATAAATAACATTAGGATTACCTATATTAACTGCGTTAAATATTTCACCAAAGCTAATTGATCTTAATCTATTTTCAAACTGAAGATATCCATTATCTTCTATTATATATGTAGCTGATTTTAATGATGCGGTATTTGGTGTTCCTAGTGGTGGGTTAATTGCCACACCATTCCTAGTAAAAGTTACACAAATTAGCTGATTGGATGATACTATTGTTTTAATACCACTAATTACAAAATTATCTGCCCCTATAGTAAACTTAATTGGTGAATACGCACCATTCTGTAAAACTCTTATATCATTTATAAAATCAGGCAAAGTATCATCAACATCAGACATGCCATTAATAGTAAACTCTTGTTTAATATTATCATAAGAGCATGCAGCTAGATCAATTGCACCCTTTAGAGTTCCACTAGTATAGACATATTCCCCTGCTGTTGTTTTTATTGGATCACAGTTATTTGTTTCATATGAACTGTTTAATGAATATAGTGTTGTTCTATCTATAATTGGTTCTGTTCCGCTATTTAAACAATTATCAACATAATCTACTGAAATTAACATTACAATAGTTTTCCATTTTTCGTTTTTGATAAACTTAACTTGGCTATCAGGTTTGTTTGGTAAATTTGGTACTAATATAGTAGAGAAACGATAATCATTAAATGAACCATCAGGTACATATGATAATGCTCTTGTATCAAAGTTTGCTTTTTCTGTTCCTATTGCTTTTTGTCTTGCAACAATTCTAACACCTCTTAAGAAAGTTTCAGCAAAATTCTTTTCATCCCCACCACTGAATCTACCATATCTTAATTGTCTATCAATCTCAGTAATACCACCCGTTGTAAATTTTTCTACAATAAAATAATCATCAAATTTATTACTAGTAACATCCTGGAAAGTACCTGGCACAAAAACCTGACCTGTTGTTAGGTTAGCTTCAGTATTATCAACTGGTGCAACATCAGTATAGCTCCATGAACTTTTTATAGCATCTTGTGTAAAGTATTGTGGAAACTCAGATAAGTAATACCACTCATGCGAATATCCACTAGCCTCTTGTAGCAAATCCCACCTAGATGGTGCAAAGTTGTTTAAACCGAATGCTTGGTTAATATCTAATCTATATGGGTGATTTCTTACATCCTTTCCGTCATTAATCCACCCCCATTTATTAATATATGGTGCAATTCTAGAAATATTGGATTGTGATGTTAGAAAGTTTTCTTCTAATCTAATATACTCACTTTTGATAAATGTATTATCAGGATTTGACTCCTCTTTGTCACCTAATAAACCAATAAGATTATAAAAGCCGCCGTTATCATAAAAATCTCTAATCTGTGGATTATTACTTATGCCAGTATATACTACAGGATTAGTTCCTGTTGATTGGTTATATTCTTTAGTTTCATAACTTAATTCACCATCCTCACTATACATAGTACTATAAAAATCAAAATCAAAATCTCTAACTTCAAAAAATGAAAATCTACCAAATGATGGTTTATAGTCTGAATATAGTGCAACCTGACCAGATCTTGTAACCATTATTTGATCATCATCACAAGTTATAACTGCGAATTTATTAATATTAGTATAGCCTATTATTTGGTTAGCATTATTATATATAGGTTCTTCAGTATATGGTACCCAGTCACCGATAGTAGTAAATCCACCAGTAGTTTGTACAAAGTTACCATTTACAAACCTATCTTGATCACTCAGTTCAACTTTAAGTAAACTGTTAGTCACATCATTACCACCTACAAAGTTTTTTATGGGATCGCTTATATTAGTTACAGGATATGTTTGTATCTGTGTAAACTGTTCAGGGTATGCAACATCTAACTTGAAGTTCAGTTGATTAAACCTAGTACCACTAAATCTTGATTTTACATACACTGTACTATCATTATATGATGCAGTGAAGAACCTAACATTTTCATCTATACCTCTATTAATAGCAGATGTTATTGCTTGTGCAACTTCTTGTGTAGTTCCATTAGGATTAAAGAATGTTTCGAAAGATTTACCAGGTATTGGTGCTAGTGTGCTGTTTGCAAATATCTCACCAGTCAATATAGTGTTATCATAAAAGGATATTTTAGAACCTTCTTGTATTTGCTTATCTACTAACACTTCAGGTGTAAAAATCAGTAATGCATTATCTGGTAGTTTAACATCGGCACTTAGTGTCATTGTAGATATTCCAGGCTGAGTACCAACAACCCCAGTACTAATAACAGTTGTTCCCTCAGGTATTACTGCATTCGGTGTACTTGATGTTACTACACGACCTGTCGCTATTGTATTGCTAATACTATTAATATTTATTATCCCACCAGCAACTACAACCTGTTGCCCATTAACCACAGCTGTTGCTGTCGGTAGTGGTGTTGCTTGGTTAACATTTCCAATAATATCCATATGCATCTGCCCAAACCCTTCATGCTGAATAATACTTGCATTCGCGAAAGTATCAGGCTGTTTATAACCCGTGAACAATGATACATCTACTTTAGTATCAAACAATCTTATTTGTTCAGCATCCCAAAAAGAACCCTTTTTAATTGTATGGAAATCATCTTCTTTATCCTTAACATAAAATACAGATTCCACTTCATCAACTCTCGTTGGTGTTGGTACTCCTGTTATCGTTGTCGTTTTTGTTGGGTCTAAAAATAGTAAGATACCATTTTCATTTGTAATTTCAAATGGTGTATTCAAATACTGTGATACTTCTGTTATCGTTTTTATCTTAGGTAATTGGCTCTTCTCTGTATTTTTATAAAATGCCTCACCTGATAAATCAAACTGACCTTCTTCTATTTCATTAACATACATACCAAAGTATCTATTAATTGAATAGTCACTAGCAGTTGGATCATCAAATAAGAATTCTAAATTTAAAAGATTTGCTAAAAGTATTCCATTATTTTGGAATCCTTGGGTAAACATGTACTCATCTTGCATGATTGTTGAATCTTTAACAACCATATCTTCGTATGCAAAATTACCACTACTAGTAAACCCACCATGTTTATATGATATACCATTCCATAAGATTGGCTCATCCTTTCTCCATGTCATGTTAAGTGGTACTTCAGGAAAATCTTCTTGATTTCTATAATTTCTGATGTATGAACCTAGTGCAGTACCTTCAGTTAAATCAAATGTTTTAATTGCAGTACAATTCTCTAATACTTGTTTTGTAAAGTTAGCTGAGGTTTGTGCATTAGCTGTGTTAGTATTTTCGTTAGCCGCATTTAAGTTATTAACTGCAGCAGGGTTGTTTAATCTAAAAATTACAAACGCACTAGGCATTTGTTCATTTAACCACAATGGCGCAAGAGTACCTAGACTCTGTGAATACGATTCTGATGCTATAGATCTAGTTCCACTACAGTAGAACATTTCATACTGGTTGCCATAATTAGACAACACCGCAGTATCTTGGAATTCTTGGAATATTTCATAAGCAGCTTCTATTGGAAACTTACCATAATCAAAGAACTTAAATACATCTTGATCATATGTACTAGTTCCATCAACCTTGAATGCTTTAAATTTCTGAGAAGCTAATCTTGTATTGGCACTAAACGATTCTAAGTAGATATCAGTTCCATCAGATACTACTTTAACATTTGCCGTTAATTTAGGATTAGTTCTTATAACGCTATACGACGCTTGGTCAAGAAGGTTTTCAGCCATATTTATCTTTTACTTTTTTTATATATTCACTAAAAGAAAAAGTCAATAATTAGGCAACGTTTAACTTACATTGGGTTATTGTTAGCGCTACCACCACCCCACGCTGTACCGTTGCGTGCACCTTGGTTTGATACATTAATTAGCGTTTGATTCAACGAAGGTCTAAGTCCTCTTACAACTTTCTCTAAATCATTTAATCCTTTAGTAACTGTTGCTTTAGGGAATTGTTTAATACTTAACCTATCAGATCTATAATTAGCAGAAATTTCAATATCAAACTGTACAACATCGCTGTTGTTTGGGTAGATATCAAAACCTATCTTTTTAGCATAAGTAAGATTCACAGTATTTCCAGTAGAGTCTCCAGCTATATTTCCTAAACCACTACCTGAAGTAACTCCAAAATAATCAGTCATTCTATATTGGAATACTAATGGAATACTAACAGCATTTTGTTGACCGAATGGGATAATCTCATATGATTGGATTGCATCACCATCTACTTGGATGTTTTCATGATTATCAGACGAAATAAACAAATAAGATCCACATGACTGTTTTCCTAGCGTGTATTGGTCAAAACCTTCAAACGAAGTTTTTGCATTTCTGCTATAATTAATATAACCTGGTAAACTAGCATCCCATAAGTTAGGTACGTTAATCAATGAAGGGCTGGCTTGTAGTATTTGCGAACTGTCAAATATGGTAGGCATTGATATACCTAGTGCATTTAACTCAGTAACATTTTCATTTATGTATATTGCTTGCTGTTGCCCATAACTATCATCTGTCTTAAGTGGAGCAAACTTAGATTGTCTAAACATAACTGAAGCAGTACCATTACCACTATCTGTCATATCCAAATCAGCTTGTGATCCTGGATTAGCTAATAGCGTTGTAGTATCTCCAGTTAATGAAATATATGCTAATCTATATGCTTCATAGCTCCTCAACCACGGGTGGGCAGTTGAAACTTGTACTACATCATCAGTTGTAGGGTAGCTTAGTGTTGTCGTTGGTGGCAATCCTGGTACTGTAAAGTCAAAACTACCTCCCCAAATAAATTGAGTAACTGGAGTAGATACATTAGATGGTGCCGTGACACTGTAGAAATTCTCAGTTGAATCTAAATTAAATGTATAATTACCAGCAAGAACACCACTAACTGTATCTGCATTAACATAACTATAAAAATTATTATCATCAGATACATCGCTAAACCTATTATAAATAAATTGGTTTTTGTTTTGGGTTGACTGAAATGGTGGTAACGAAACAGTTTGACCATACTTAGTAGAAGTCTTTACTGTTGGGTTAGTTAATAAGATTGGTGATAGATCATATTTTCTAATAGTATTATAGTCAACATCATCAGCTCTAAATGTAGCTCTAGAATTTGTTTGGTTAACCGCGCTGTTATCTAACCATGAGTACGTTGCAGGCAATATAGTAGCACCGCTTGTTACATCAGTAGCCGAATATGCTGGGTTTTCTGATTGTTTAACCATTCTAGTTCTACTACCAGTTATCCTAGCAATCAACTGTAGCGCAGTTTGTGAAGCATTTGCAATATTAATAAAATATGTCTTTGAAATAACAGCTCCTCTTGGATCATCTAAGTCTCTTACTTCTTGTGAATAGAATCCAGCAAAAACTTTAGTTACTGAGTTCCTTCTTAAATTAAAAGTATTACCAGTATCGTCTACTAGTGTAGTTGTTAACTCTCCTAATGAATTGTTTAATATCTCAGCAAATAAATCTAACTGATTTTGCATTTCATTCAATTTAGTAAATAAATCAATAGGTGTTTGATTCTCTGATAAAAACCCTGATGCAATTACAGGTGATGAATGTGCGAAGTATGTTTCATTTGTAGTAAAAGAACTGCTTAAATGTGTTGGTAACCCAATAGATTCTAAATTCTCGTTTAATGCAACTAATGCTAAGTCTTCTTGATTTTGTGCTAGGATAGCATCTACTGCACTATCAGAACTAAGATCAGCTGGAAATTCAACTCGTATAGTAGAACTCCATTCACTTTCTAATGGGTTAGATGGCCACCCTGCTTCTGATATAGACTTTGCTTGTATTTCTACTTGCTCACCCTTTCTAATAGGAATATCTAATTGATTGATGTTAACTGAATCAGCATTGTCATCGTCAATTGGAGTCCACTCATATAATCCCGTTATTAAATTCTTAGTCCTAGGTCTTAGTACGCTATCTATAATAACATAGTTTGAAAAAGCACCTTGGCTCGTACCACTCCCATCAGTATATTTAAACTGATCTACTGGATTAGCTGCGCCGTCTGAAGAAAGGTATCGGTATCTATATTTAAATTTTATAATATCTTGTACACCTGTTTCTGGTGCAGATTTTTCTTCAGGCATTGCCCAGAATCCTCTTACCCTATATTTAGGTGATATACTGCTAACTGAATTATCTTGCGCAGATGCATCAATTTGATTAACTACAGATGCATAAAGTTTTGCTTGCGATGCTCTCTCAGTAATAAGACCTTGTAAAGCATTCTTATCAGCATCCCTCTCAACTTCAGTAGAATAATTCGTTGTTTGTATTCTAGCTCTGCTTTGTGAAATGGATGTGTCCAATTCAGTTAAAGTAGAACTAACTCTATTCTTTTGGTTATTTAATTTCTTAAGTTGTATGATGGCAGTTGAATTACTAACCTGACCATTTATTAATGATACAGTAAAATCATCAGATGATAACAATGGTGCATTAGGAGTTAACCCTTCTCTACTAGTAGGAATCTTATCTTGTGCAAACGATAGAAGGTATCTTCCAAAGTCAACTGCATTTTGTTGATAATAATCTGCTAATGTTTGTTTATTACCACTTGCATCTATAGTATTTAAGTCATTAGTATAAAAACCACTACCTGGTGACCAATTGACCGCAGGTATTTTAGAATCTGGATCAATTGGTTTAATAAAGGTTACACACCTTTCATCAAAACCAACAGTAACATCAACTTCTAATAAGTTATTTAAACTTGATCCTATTTTTAATACATCAGCACCAATACTAATAGTTCTTGACCCTTCTTGTAATCTTACTGTTATAGAGTTTGTACTTGTATCAATTTGGGTTACTGTATATCTAGTATCAATCGGCGTCGATACGACTTCTAAGCTATCCCCAACATTAAGCTGTATCGTATCAGGGAAGTCAGCTTCCGTATCTGAATAAAATACTTTGTTAAGTTTATATAATTTTTGAACTATAGTTTGACTAACGCCATTAATAGTCTCGGTAACACTTTCTTCACCAATTCTTATTACACTAAAATTACCAGAGTATCTCTTATCTCTTGGTGGTAAGTCTACAACTGCTTCATCTAAAACATAAGCTATATTCTTTTCAACTATTTGTTGTAAAAAAGTAGCACGACTTAATTCTGCATTACCGTTATATTCACTATCGAAAAAATTAATTTTACTTTGTGAATTAGTATCTAAAATATATCGCTGAACAATTGCTCGCTCAGTATCAATAGGTGCTTGTCCTGTAATATTAAATGAAATGTACAATAATGGATTAATTAGTTCTTCAAAAAACCAGTTAGGTTTAATGTTGAATTCATTAATAGAATTCATTGCAGTCAAATCTTGAGCCTCTGTTGGTAATTTTGCTAAAACTAATTTTCTAAAGGTACCATCAGGTAATCTTATTGAACTATTAGCATCATTAAAATTAGTAAGAGTATTAATGTTTGTATTTAATCTATCAACTGAATTCTTAAGATACCCAAAACTAGGAACAGTAACTCTAGCATTAGTTCCATCATTATTTTGAATATTGACAACTACTGAGTCTCTGCTTGATGTAATCGCTTGGTTAACTTTCTCAAAACTCTCCAGCGAATTGTTAAAAAGCCTCAACACTGCCGGAAGCATTGTTTGTATTGAATTATTCGCTGACTTCGCGTTTGAAGGCGTTGCTGAATTTGAAGGTGTTGCTGCCATTATATAAGTTTCAATTTTATTATTTATTTAACTACATCATATACGAAATTCAATACTCCCTGCTCTGTGCAAATCAAATCAATGATTGGGATATTGCTTAAATCAATATTTTGTATAGTTGCTATTAGTTTACCGTATGAGCCACTGTTTAATCTACTTGGTGCATCGGTGTATACATTTATATTTCTTGATCCTATAAGTGGAACATTATTAAATGTTAACCTCATAGTTTGACCAGTTCTCCATGGAGTACCAGTATCATTTACATAAATATTAAGATCACCACCTGCTTGGTTGATTGTATCTAATCGTAACATATTAGTATATGTACCTAAGTCAGTATATACCCCTGGGTTTACTACATTTAAGTTCAATGGATTCGTTGCTGATATTTGTACACTATTAATATCTAACGGAACCATTAGGTTATATGCTTGTACATTACTTGATACTTGTATCTTGTTCGGTGTGTTTGTATTAATTGTGATTCCTGTTCCTTGCTGTACTACCGCTGTGTTATATTGTAGTGTAGTTGTAACATCCCCATTTGCTAATGCTTGGATCTCGTCTGAGTTTTTAGCAATAAGATCTAGTAATGTAGTACTGCTTGCAAAGGCTAATGACGCATTATCAACTTTAGTATTTAATGTTGTAATTTGTGATTGTAAGAATGCTGAAGTACTAACAGAATTTAAAGTATTTTCTACGGCTGCCAATCTAATTTCCAAATCAGCAATCTCTAGCTGTTGTCTTTGGAATATTTGAGCAGATGCTTGTAACTGAGCAGACGCATCAGAGAAAAGACCCATTGAAAAAGTATTATAATCATTTACGATAGTATCAATACCTGCAGTTCCAGGCGAAGCATCAAATCGTAAATTAATTTTAAACCCATAACTATTACCATTTTGGCCTGTTGTTGCATTAGGTTTATATTTTGGATATCTTTGAATATAACCACCATCAGTTGTTGGTGTTACATTATCTAATAATAAAATACCATATAAGTTAGTAGTTGTTTTAGATGAATCGCTCATGTCGACCATATCATAATAAACTAACACTGCATTAAATTCAAATGACTGCGCTAAGTTACTACCATTAAATTGTGGTATTGTGCTTATTGTCGAATCAAGTGCAATCTGTTGATAATCGTTAGGATTAAAATCTACACTGATCCCATCCAATTCACTTCTTACGTAAGCAGAGCCATTATAACCTGTAGGGCTACCATAATCAGCAGGATATTTTTGTATATTAGCATTAAGTACACTTGTGAACGTGTTAGGTTCTGTAAAATATGCATCTGTAGTTGACGGTGGTGTTGGCTCATCCATCCAGTTTGCATCTGAATCAGTGTAACCTGCAGGACCAGGTCCTAATAGTGGTTGATCATAATCATAGAATGCCTTTATATCTAAACCTTGCGGGTGTATCGTTGCAGAATTTCTTCCAAGTATAAACTCACTTGTTCCTTGGATTTTTAGTGATGGTTGATAATTCGTATCAGATATAGAACTAAAGAGTATTGTAGGTGTTCTACCCACTTCTGTTGGTACATTAATATACAATTCAGTATAAGCTTCTCCTGCTTTATCTACATTATTTACAATATCAATTTCACCAATGTATTTTACTACTCTTCTATATTGGCGTGTACCTGATGTTACTTCATCTTCCTCACAAAAACGTGGGGTAGTTAAACCGCTAACCTTTTCCAGTATAGTAGCTTCTCGAAACCTCATAGCTCCACATTCTTTTAACCATTTAAAAAATACTCGCTCAGTAACTGTTAAATTTGTAGTGTTATCATACCCTACATCACTTATAATAAGCTCCTCTAAATTTAATGCATAATTCTGAAGGCTCTCGGTAAAGTTAACATTAGGGTCACCTTTTAGGCCACCGTTTGCTATAGCACCATCAATTGTATCAAACTGCATATAGTTTTGATAATTGCTAAATGTTGTGGGATCCAATCTATCAAAATCTGGTAGGTTAAGAAGCACAAACTTAGAAAAGACTAATTTAAGATCATCATTATTGAGTGTCCTAGATAAGTCTTTTGCAGAAGAAGAGAACGTATAAAAAGTTCCCCCGTTTGCTTGCGGTGTTTTAATTAAGGGTGTTGTCATACTATACTATTCTTTTGTTTACAATTATCATTATGAAATCTACTATACACATTTATACTAACGTCTTTATTACAGTAAGGGCATTCCTTTCTCTTATGTTTCATTCCAAATGAAGGTGCAAAGTTACCGATACGTTTTTTTCTAGATGTTGACATCTTCTTTTTTGTCTCTTCTGAATGAAGCATTCCTATATGAGCTACTGATAGTTTAAGTTTACAAGTTCCGGTTAATTTCTTCCCTAAATTCGCATTTCTTAATTTTTGTCTAGTTTCTTTTGAAACAAGTCGCCCTTTTAATGATTCAGATATTTTTGCTTTAGTTTCCCTCGATAATTTTGTACCAGTAGGATCATATCGGAATTTATTTATTGTTTGTCTTGATCTATTATAGAATATTGGATTTTTATCTACTTCATATTCATTATGTAAATTAGATTCATGTATATCAGCGTCTTCTCGCGATGTAAAGGTTTTAAAAATATCATATTTATAATTACTTGGCTTTTCTTTTTGGTCAATTATAAATTCTTTATCTGATGAACTTGAAAAATAAAGTTTACCTAAATCATCACTAGGATTTAATATAGTTTCTCTTGAACCTATATATTTTTTACCGTTCACCAAGTTTATTATACAATATGTATAGTAATTCTTTTTCATCTGTTTTCTTTTTATTATACTATAGTATACCCATTCCCACCAACTACAAACCAGACTGCTCCACCTGATCCATCGTCAATCGCTAAAAGATGTACAGATTCTCCTACATCATTTAATGTAATTGAAGTACCACTCCCAGATAATACCATATTATTATTAATACCTATTATACTTACAATGTTAGTACCTGCCACACTGTATGTAAAGAAGATTTCCTGTCCTATAACTCCAGTATTTAATTGTAATGTTAATAGTCCTAATGCTCCAGCCGTTGGATCGTTATTTCCAACCCTATACATAGTATAAGGCGGAATAGCTGTACTTGTTCCAACTTGGATAGTTGCAGGCATTGATTGCCCTGTATCATCCAATGTAGTTGGGCTTGTATCATTTCTGAATATACCGCCACCTGTCATGTTTAAATTACCAGTCATTTTAACATTTGTTAAAATATCGAATGTACTTGCATTAATATCTAATAATATTGTACTTAAACCTACTCTTAGTGCTTCTGTTGAAACATTGTTAAGATTAGTGATAGTACCAGCTGATGGCGCAAAGTATACTTCCATCGCATTAATTTCACTAGTAAGAACGTTAAAGTTATCATTAATTACTAGTCTTGATCCGGATAAGGAATCTGTTCCTAATATTTCTGTTACTGATATCGCCATGATTTGGTTTTATTTTTCATTGTTATTTGTTATTTTATTATTTATTCGAA